GACGATCTCCGAGATTGGCCCTTTCTCTATGGCTTTGTTGATGGAAGATAGTTCCCTCGAAAGATTGTTGATCTCATGCTGTCTCCATACAATGTCAGCCAATGTTTCTGCTGCCGCCAACTCTACTCCTGCTTCTTGTAGTTTAGCAACCAACAAAGATTTCCAAGGAGCTTTGCGCCCCATATCTGGACGTTGCTTTAGATCATTAGCTACGATAGCACGGACATCATTTGTAATTTGCCTTGCTGCCGCTGGATCAAACGAAGGTGTATCAGACTGAATCTTAGCGAGCTTTTCAATCTCAGCGTCAGCTTGCTTCTGAATCTTCTTGTATTCTGTATCCAGTTCTGCTTCCTCAGTCTTGCGCTGTTCAGTCTTATTCTCAGTAGCTTTAGTGAACTCTTCGTTGATCTTACCAACCAAGTTAGTTCCAGCCCTATCACCTATCGCTGTGATCTCATCAGTTAGTTCTTGCTCGGTTACTTGTGGAGTCTTCTCAACTGCTGCATAGGCATCCTTGATGGATTTGATTTGCTCTTTAGTTGGATTAGGTCCGTATATAAATTCTGCTACATAGTTAGTGTAAGCATCTTGCTCGGCCTGCCCCATTATCAAAAATCGTTGGGCTAACTCCAACCTCGCACGAAGGGTTTGACCCGCCCCTGTTGCGCCCATTGCTCCAGTCGGTAGTTTATTGATGTTGGACATCATTATACCAAGCATCTTCTTGTTACCTTCCGCTGCGAGTCTGATGGAATACTCAAACAAGTCATTCACGAACAACGCTGCACCCATACTAACCTCTGATCCTTCTACTCTGCCAAGGTCATTCAACTCTTCCGCAAAAGCATTTCCTTGTTTACTGGTTAGCTTTCCGATAGCACGGAATGCTTCAGTAGTATTTTTCTCGGTTACTTTCGATGGATCGAACTGCCTGCGTAGTAATTCTTGGGTCTTAGCAATGATGCCTTCGGGAGTTTTCTTTGGTGGGCCAACCTTTGCACCCATTATTTGTTCTTGTTTTATAGCTTTGCCACCTACAGTTACTGCTCCAGTCTCACCCTTCTTCGGAAGATACCCCATCAGTTCATTCAACTTCGCTGGCGCACCGCTCACTACTTGCCATACTTCCCCAAGAAATTCTCTCACAGCATCACCGAATCTCTGGATCATTTGTTTAGCCCAAACACCAAACTCCATGCCAGCTTCGTAGATATTCTGTCCTGCTTGGATAAAATCTTTTTTGGTGGGGATTAGAACGCCGCCTTTTTCTCCGAGTTTTGGTTTTTTTGCTGCGGGTTTAGTTTTGCCAACAGTTTCTGGGAGTGTGACAACTTCGCCAGCAGGGCGAACTTCCCTGCGAATTGAAGCTTTGTATTGTTTGTATTCTGGATTGTTTTCATAAGATGAAATGTCTTGGTCGATTAGCAGATATGGTTCTGCAAGTGTTTGCTTTTGCTCTTCAGATACAGGCAGGTTATCAATAATCCTTAGAGCATTATCAATCTGCTTATTGGCTACATCAACTTGCTCTGGACTAATCTGCCTATAAAATTCTGGAGTAGTTGAAACTTTCTTTGCTCGCTTACCTTCTTGAGCAATCTTCGATTCGCCCGTATTAAAAATATCAGCTATCGCATTAAGTGTTGGTGACTTTTCAATCTCAATCAAAGACGGAGGAAGTTGGAAGTCGTCTTCCGTAGCATTAAATTCTTCTTCTGTAATCTGCGGTTGCGATTCAACTATTGCTGCAACTTCTGGAATTGTTGGCTCAACTGGAGCTTGGCGCGTTTGATTTTTGCGAACCCATTGGATTCCTTCAATCTCGCTGATAGCTTGGTTGGGATTGATTGGAACTTCATACTTATCATTTGTTCCAAATGGACGGAATACAGCAGTGCCATCTTCAAGCGTTACTGCCCCACGCATTCCTTCAAACTCAAAGGTATCTTTGTTCTGAATAGATTCTTCAACTGTTCTTGCAGGAAGTGGCGCAATCTCTACTGATGGCGTGACTACTTGTTCTACTGGTGCAGCTATGGGAGCAGCAGGTGCAGGCTGAACTGTCAAGGATTCCTTAACAGTTGGCGCGGCGGGCGCAGCTTCTGGAGTGGTGATTGCTCTCGCTAATTCAAGCTGTTGCTTCTCCGCTTCGGTTATCGGTTCCGATAAAAATTCTTCTCCAAGGGATTGCTTTAGTCCTGTAGCTTTCTTTTGCTCTTCGGAGATTCGCATCCGCAATTGCTGTGCCTTTGGATCAGTAGGTTCTAAAACGTCCAATTCTTGCCTTAAAGAATCAATCGCATTTTCGGATTGGTTAAGATCATTGATAACCTTTTTCGTTGTAGAGTCAGTAGCGGAAAGTGATCTGGCTTCTCTATCTGCGGAACGATTGATGTCTTGTTCAGCCTTCTCTTCCGCTGAAAGAAACTCAACCCCCTTCAACCCGCCACCAATAACACCACCCGCCACTGCGCCCATCGTAGCTACTTGCGGGACATTCTGGAAAGTAGGAACATCTTTACCCTCTCTTTGTAGTGCGATGTTCTGTGAAATTTGTTCTGCCGCCTCTTGAGTTCCTTCTGTCAAAGCCTCTACGCCTCCAGCAGCAGCACCTTGCTTCAAGAACTCTCCAAGTGTTTTTTTTGTTACATCTTTCCCTCTACCAGTAAGAATGCGTGTGGCTATTCTCTCTGCTCCAGTTGATGCGGCCAATGCCCCGATGCCAGCGTTAGCAAGAATCAAATCTAAGTTCTTACCACCATAGGATTGAGCTTCAGTAGCGGCACGATCAGCTTCAATTTCGCTAAGACCTTGCTCGCGGGAGTAGTCTCTGACTGATTGGTATATATCGCCTTTAATCGAGCCTGCCGCTTGAGCCGCGCCAATAGTAGCTTGCGCTCCAATTTGAACTGGTATTGATGCGCCTCCAGTCAATATGCCAGCAGCTAAAGACGGAAGCATATACCCCGCCATCTCTGGCCCAAGCGTTTCTGGAGATACGGCTACAGCTTTAAGACCAGCCATAACTTTATTTCCCAAACCTTTTCCTTCTGCCTCTTGGAACAAGCGAGATATTTCTTCTTTGTCTTGCTTGGCTTGAGCCGTAGTAAACTGGTCAATGTAATCCTCTACTCCAGCAATTTCTTTAGACACCTTATTATTTGCGCCAAATAGATCAGTAAACATTCTTACCGATCCAACTGCTGATTTTGCAAAGGCACTACCAGCCCTGCCAACGCCAGCCTCTAACTCTTCCGCTGCTGTCTGAAGCGTATCACCAATAGAAGTGTCTGCTGGTTCTGGTTCCGGAATTGGTTTACCAGAAGTAATAGAAGCAACTTCTTCTAAAGAATATCCACGTTCTTTTACTGTAGAAAAATCAGAATTTGTTTCAGCAAGTTTACTCCAAATTTCATCATCAGAATACCCGCGCTCACGAATAGTCTTTAAATCTTCTTGGGTAATCATTTCTTTTTAGCTGGAAATTGCGATAAAAAATCAGATGCTTTTGATTGTGGTATAGGCATTGATTTAGCCGTTTTTCTTGCTATTTCAGCTTTTATTGTCGGCCCCGTAGCCAATGTTGGTTCAACGCGAACAAATGAAGAGTTACTATTTCCCGCTCTCAATTGCTGCAACCTACTCGGAGAATCTTTAATTTGTTTATAGGCATTAAGTTGTCCTTCGGTAAGTTCTATTACTGGAGTTTTTTCGTTGTTCGGATCAAGATTCTTTTGATATAATACAACATTACTCGGTATTGTTATTTTTCCACCTTGAGTTGCCATTGTTGGAGTTACTTTTGATGGAGTTTCTGTGTATGTTGTATTAAACACGCCACCATTTTCTTTTAGGAACTTCCCAAGTTTGCCTTGGCTCAATTCAGTCGCAGCAGAAGTAAATACGGTTTGATAATCATCAATATCTTTTTTGGTTGTTCCATAAGTAACTGAATCAGATTTTGCGCCAGCAGTAAAAGATTTTGCTTCAGTTACAGGTTCAAGAATTATTCCAGTAATATTATTTCCAATTGCATCGCTTTGCTCGGTTGTAAGCGAATAAAAATCTTTTCCTAATTGCGGTTTATTTTTTTCAAAGTTTTTATTAGAATCAAAAACAAGAGACAAGTCTTGCATCACTACCATCTTTTTATTTTCTGGAAGTGAATTATATTGGTCTGAAAATTGTTTAAATGAAGCTACTTGTTCTGGAGGTGCTGGATTCTTAATAGAATTTAGAAGAGCCTTCTTGTATTCTGGAGACTTGATTGAGGCGGCCATGCTTTCAATCGCTTTTATTTGTGGCCCCTTATATGTCATTTCAGTAGCACCACCCTCTTCTTGAATTGGAGCCTCTTGTGTTGGGACTGCTTGTGGAAGTGGAACTTCTATATTAGATATTAAATCGCCTTGCGCTGCTGGAATTCCGGCTTGACGTTGTTCTGTGGGTTGCAATACCGCTGTCGTATCATAACTTACATTCTGATCTGGATATGTCACGTTAGGAGGATTTTGACCCAACAATGTCATTCTCGCTCTTTCTTCTGGAGTGTAAAAACTCCTGTCTTCTTCTCCGCCTCCACCAGTTTTATTTGCAGTAACCTTGTCGTAGTATGCTTGCCTTTGATTGTATTCCTGACCTTGTTTGTAACGAGTAGCAGATTCATTGATTCCTTTAAGTCCCATCTCAAGGAATGGCAAAACAGCCTTGTTCTGCATAAGATTAGGATTGGATGCAAAAATACCCATCATGTTAGAATATGCTGCCGCAGTATCACCTTTTTGAGCAAGTGTCATCGACTCCTGCATGCTTTGCTGCAAGAAGGGTAGCATCTCCTGCGCTTGCTTCTGCTGCTCTCGTTCACGAAGAACCTTGCCTACATTGTCTCCAATTTTAGCCAAAGAATCTGCCACCCAATCTGTTGATTTGGATGCTCGCTCCGTTCCTGTCATTATGAGTTCTGCGATAGACATAGTAATAAATTGTTATGTTGGCATTGCAACTGGCCTGTCGCTCATTGATTGGGGTTCAGTTTTTGGGCCACCATAATATGTTCCACTTGATGATCGTGGAGTGTTGTAAAGCGGTGTTGATCCAAGTCCTGTTCCGTATGGATTCCCTGATTGCCCACCATAAGAGAATCCAGCAAGAACATTGCTGTATCCAGACAACGCGCCAGAGGTAGCCTTACCAATGTCAGAGACACCTTGGCCGACTGCTTGCTGTGCTGCGTAACTTGCGGCAATGTTTTCTTTATTCGCTCCGTAGATTTGCGTGGCAAGACCAGACTGAGCATTGAAGATGTTTCCGTAAATATCACCTGTCATCTTAGCTTTTTGCAATCCGACTTCTGCTTGGGCCGTTTGGTAGCCAAGTTGTAGTCTTCCTACATCAAGTGGTTCTGCTGTGAATGCTCGCGCTAATTGCTGCCAGTTTTGTGCTGTGCCTTGGATGCTTGGGATTGCTGCGAGTCCTTGCCTTTGAATATCAAGTGAAGTTAATCCAAGGTTACGCGCCATCTGTCCTTGTGCGGCTTGAAACCCACCAGCTTGTCCTGCTGTTGCTGGGTTAAACCCTGCGCCTGCACTCTCAGCGACATTCCGCATGATTTGATCTTTAACATCTTGTGGAACTTCTCCTTTAAGATATTGCGAAATAACATCCATCGCTTGCCCAATTTGGCCTTGAGCTTGTTGGCGTTGCTGTGCTGCTCCGGGTTGGAATGTCTCAAGTTGTTGACGATAGTAATCTGAAATTTGACCAGCATCACCAAGCATTGCTCCAAGATTATACTCTGGAGCCTTGACTTCGTTAATCATCCCTTGGACTTGTTGCTGTCCTTTTTCGTATCCCTTTACAGCTTTTCTTTGTTGCCTTTTAAATTGTCCTGCCGCTGCGCCTTGAGCTTTCTTTGCTCTATCTGCCGCCGACATAGAGATAGCCGCTGACCCTGCCGCCGCACCTACAGCAACCACGCCAGCAGCAATAGCGAATCCGCTGGAATGAAACATCATTGGATGTTTATTATTCCTACCTAAATGATCTGGTAAAAGAAATCTCATTTGATTAAGTCGGTTCTGTTATGCCGCCACTTCTGAACCCTTGGGTCTTCCTTGGCGATGTGGGGATTAAAGTCTCTGGAAGTGATGCTGTCAATAATTTCGTCTGGATCAGTTAAATCAGTTACATGACAGGTAGTCCAGATTGTGTCTTTATGAGTAGCCAGTAAACGCCTCGTTCCTGCTTCTGTGATGCCACTGTAGCCTGTTTTATACCTATGGGCAGGGATTCCATGATACCAGACAGTCACATCGCCTTTCATAATAAAAAACGGATGCGTTGTCAGATGAAGCAAACTTGTAAGAATCGTATCCTTCGGCATATAGATTTCCCGAATATACATTCCCGGCGTGAACCTATGAATCAACGGACATTCCCTTGGAGGTAGTTTCAGAATTTCCAAATCCATCAAGTTTAGTTCGTAATCTGGGTCACCATACCCAACCACTTTCCTTGCGTCGATCTTGTCTGGAATTGTCAGTGTCATCTATAAAGGAAATAATCGTTGGGTGATGGTGAAAGTAAATCAGAACCGATTAGGTTATCTGCTCTGCTATAGTTAGCGAATCGAATTGGTGCGGCAGTTGGGATTTCCGCGTTTGACATTTCCTTCTCTTGCTCTTGCACAGCAAGGGATAGGTTACTCAAGAACTCCTGCGCTTTACGATTCTCACGCGAGTTCAATGCCAATACAGCATAGATCATCGCATCAGGAATAAACTCAACTAATTCTTTTGGATCAGTTAAATCAAAGTATTTCTTCGATGCGTAGAGCGTGATACACTCGCAGGTCTTAGGTGCTTTGAATCTACGAAAGGTTGGGTTAGCATCGTTCGGTTGATAGATTGCTATCAGCGTTTTTGCTTCCAATGCAGTATCGTAGGCATATACGCGAATTCTGCCTTTAGTAATTGGCTTACTGACTCCGCGAATTCCTTTAACAAGAAGATCAGATTTAGCCAGTGTTGGAGGATTTGCAGTAGCCACCTTAACCTTGTGGTAGGTGTCATACTGGTCTTGTGCGTCAAACATCAACTCTACGCCGATGTCTTCAGCTTCCTCGGCCATTACCCCAATTTGGTATGGATGCGTTGTATAATCACGGAAGAGAACATGGAGTCCTCCTACTTCTACAATTCCTCTATGGCATGAGTTCCCTGCTTGTAGAGCAAAAGCGTTCGTCGCATTGAACCATTCGTCAGCGAGAGATGCTGATTCATCCCCGATCCAAGCAAGTTTGATTTGCTCATAACGGGCTGGAAGCGTGAAGCAATCGTTTACGCAACAAATTTGGACATACTCTTCCTGAGAAGTCCATGCTCGCTTATTCCACAACAATCTCCTCGCTTGGTTTACAGCTTTGACTCCGCGCTCATACGAACAGGTGCCACTGTCTCCGACGAAACCCTTAACGAGTTCCACCATCTCTTCGAGGGTATCAGCCATAGGGATTATCGTTACCGATAATTATTTCTGGTAGCCTTGCTTTGGAGTGCCAGCAGTTGTGTAGATGCTTGGCTTTTTGGCTCCAAGGTTTGGCATATTGCCCATACCTTCGCCGATTTTACCGCGAGTTGGTGCGCCGCCAGAGACGAGCTTTGGGTCTGTTCCTTTTAGTGGTGTCATATGTTTAGTTTTTCTTTGTGATGGCTTATGGTTGTGAGGTATGAACCGCCATCCAGTTCAAGCTCGTAATTTGTGCAATGTTGTTATCAACTCGGAAAGTAAATCCTGCTGGATTTTGTGAAACAATAGTGTAAAGCGGCGTTGTCAATGGCGCCCCAGAAGCGTAAATAGGAGTCAATGAGATTCCATAAGCAGCAGTTGGCAGAGGAGAACTAAAGGTAATTCCAATGGATGTTGTGTCATCTGGCGCAAGTGGAGAGTATACGCCATATCTAACTATAATTGTTGGATTTAATTCTAAAGCATCAACTCGCGTATCAAGTGCGGTTATCTGTGTTTGCTGGTCAGCAAGGTCTTCGTTGATTTGAGCAATCTGTTGTGGAGTTACATCACCAAGTCCCGGCACAAGAATAGTTCCATTAGAAAGAACTTCATCAATGAATACTTGAAATACATTTTGCCAGTTACCAGTTGGGCAGAAGTCATCTGGAACATTTGGGAAAGTAATTGCTGGGCTGGAGTCAGAATTGTCCATAGCTTAATTGACGATATTATATTGCCAATATTTCTCTTGGCAACACAAAAATGGTTCACACTCTTGATTTTCTTCTGGGCAATCACCAACTGGAGAATCGTCGTTGTTCTTGATGTTTGCCATCAGTCGCACTCGGTCAACTGTAGCTGCTCCGGTTAGGTTGACTTTGATCTGGAATTCTGATCCTTCTACTGATGGGATTCCTGCCAAGTCATTGCACTCGCTTGGGTCTGGCGTGTTAAACTTGTAGCGTTTGTAGCGATTGCCACCTTGTTGTGGGAAGCATTCGGTTACTTTAGGTGAACATGGATCGCAACCAAATGTCGTAGGAACTTTTAGTTCTGACCAACAAGGATTGGAGTCAGCGCGGAAATCGACATAGCTATCTACTTCACCCTTAATCTCACTCATCCACATTTCCCCACCAGTAATTTTTTTGCGGAGAAACTTGTTAGTAGCCCCGCTTCGGTTGAAGTCATACCTACCAGTTGTGAAGAAGGATTCAATTTGTCTTGTTCCATTCGGGCCATAGTCATCCCCTTGAGCTATGGTAAACTCGTAAAGTCGGTTCTTGTTGTCTGCGTCAAATGAGAATCCAAATCCTCGCTTCTCACCTTGGATTAATGCAGACAAAAGTTGAGTTGGTCTGATGCCCGTCCAAATACCATTCCAACGAAATTGAAGTTGTGCGTCTGGTGCGGGTGAAGAAGATTGGTCAAGGTCGAGAACAACCATTCCCCGATGATACCTATTCAATCCTTCTACACCTGCTGCACGGTAGGTCTGTGGTGCTACTGTGCTGATAAGGTAATTGTTGAAGAACATCGTAGAAGCGAATTGCTTCATCCAAGGAGTGTCATTCTCTACCCACTTGTTTACTTCCCTCGATAGTTTACGAAGTGAGAAGTATCTGGCAAATTCAGATTGGCTATTAGAATAGAATGCCCAACCATCGTGTGATCTAAACCAAAGCTCTGAGTTGGCGAGTCCAAGGTATGGCGATGTGCATCCGCGCCCAAGGAGTGAGATGCGTTGGATATTCGATGTATTCCATTGGCTTCTTGGTATAGATACATCCATTGAGAATGCTCCATTACCAGTAAGGATTACAAGTTCACCTTGGCCGCGAAGGTTAGTTCCTATCTGTGGCATGACCTTCATCCCTGTAATATTCCCCATCATGGCTGGAGTTGAGAACGCTCCACCCTCTGCCCAGTATCCAATCTCTGTGAAGTTCTCTGTATTCTTGGTATCTGTAAACCCACCACCATAGATGATGTCAGATGCGTAGATTTGGTTGAACCTATCAGAAACAAAGACTCGCCCGAAGGCATACTCCATGATCGTTCCAATTGGCATCTTGGCCAAGTATGGATTCAAACGATATGCAGGTAGCTTGACTGTTCCTGTCCCAGTTCCCCTTTGAGTGTCTGTGATGACTGCCGTAAACTTAACTCCAACTGTATTTGATGGCGCGCCAATCAACATGAAGTCTGTAGTTCCGACTGAAACAATCTCACAGTAGTCTCCGTTCTGGATTTCGCTTGCGGTCAGTGTTCCTAATACTCCGTCCCAAGCTATGGCATTCTGGTAGCCGTTTTGGATATACGCCCGATCTTCAGCTTGAACGAAGAATGTGTGCATCATGCCCGGATCGTTTCCTTCGATGATTTTGTAAGCAAACGCCCGATTGTTTACCATCTTCAGAAAGTAAATGATCCCCGATACCGATAGCAACATTCCATCGCTCGTTCTGTAGTTAGTCGCCCGATATGGATACGCGCCTTGGAAGCTACCACCAAGAATATCGTTAACGATAGTCTCGTCTTGTCCGTCTCCAGCAATAATCGGGATGTTCCGAATACTCGGTCTTGTTCTATTAATGCCACCTCGGAATGTCCTATTTACCGACTCTGATACTACAGACTCTGGTAAATACGATGGATGAGTATCTGCGTCTTGCGCAATGATACTTGTGAATCCATCAAAGACTGATCCTTCGGCTGGCATTAGTGCAAGTCAATCCAACTTGTTCCATTATAAACACAAAGTTTATTTGTTGTGGTATCGTATACCACAAGTCCACTTGGAGGAGTGAAAATAGCATTCTTCTGAGTTGTTGTCATTTTCGGAGGAAGAAATCCTTGGGTTGTGCTATTAAGTTCAAGTATTGCATTTGAATCTAAAGTAGATGTTCCAATACCAACATTGCCACCATCTTTATTTAAAAGAAGTGGAACTGGATTTGTTAATCCATTTGACCATGCTTGCAAGGAACTCCACCTTGAATTCAATAATCCTGTGCTTGCACCATGTCTTATTTCTAATTGACCTTGATTGGTATTTGATATACCTAAAACACTACTTCTATAATTTCCATCAACTCCACCAGATGAAACATTAACTTCTAAGGGTGCATCTGGAGTAGATGTTCCAATACCTACATTCCCAGTAATTATAGCTGATGCTCCATTAACCGCGCCAGTGGCAGTAACACTTGCTCCATTAACCGCGCCAGTAGCAGTTACGCTTGTTGTAGTGATAGCTCCAGAACTTAATGTTCCAGTTGTAGTCAATGGTTGGCTACCAAGATCAACTGGGACAACTTGTAGAACGCTATTGAGCGTAGCAAACTCAACTTTACCAGTAGAGTCTTTTCCAAGAACAGTGTTATTAACTCCATTAGTCCAAGTCAAATTGCCAGCACCATCAGTTTTTAATACTTGTTGGGCAACTGGAGTCTGAATTGTTTTCTGACAAGCAGCGGAGTCTTCCACTACCAATCGTTTACCATTGGTAGTTGTTTCAAGTGGTTCACACAACAACGGAAAATTCGTGTCGCATGGTGGGCATGGTGTGCAGTAACTCATAGTGTATTAGCAATCAATAGCACCAGCAAACTCCAATGTTTTAAGATGGATATAGGCTTGTTTGATTGGGTTTTCTCCATTCAAGTCATACTTGCATAAGTATCCTTTATTAAAAAAAGCAGTATTTGATTCTGAATTGATATATGAAGACAATTCAAAAGCAATACTTGCCTTTGATGTCATCTTTACTTTTTCTATGCGGCTATATGCGTTTTCTACAGAAACGCCGTTATCGGTTGTTATTGTTGATTTTAATGCCATATTATATGAGTGAGTATGAGTTTATTACTGAATTTTGTGTTAAATTTAAAAATGAAAATGCAAATGCTTTAAGAGACCCCGTTCTGTTTTCAATGTAGATTCTATTCAATGCCAAGTCCACAGAAAATGTTAAATTGCCAACCGATCCAGTTGTTCCTGTTAATGGCCCAGTTGTTACTGCAACATTTGTTGCGCTTGAGGCAATTGCTTCTGCAAACGCAGACCCATCGCCGCACCTAAAATGAAACATTCCACTTTTTGCCGCGCTGAGATTTCCACTAACACAAGCAAGGCCTCTTGTTCCTTGATTAAATTGTATATAGAAAGCCTCGTTGTTATTTATTGATATTTCTACAGGACTTATTGTTGATCTATTTGAACTTGAATAAATTTTATCTGCAATTACATCATCTATAAATGTTTGCTTTATATCTGTCGTAGTTGTGCCTGCATATGAGTCTTCGTAATTGGAATTTAGAACTTTATTTGTAAGATTAACAACTTGACCCATTGCTAAGTCTGCTGTTGCACGAACACCACGGCAATTTGAGTTCTCAATGTATATTGCTGGGTCATACGATATTCCTGGATTTACTTCATTTGCTGTATAAAAATTATGGAAGTTAATACCCCATGTGCCAATTATATTGTGCTGACCAACATATGCTGCATATGGAGAACCGCCAATTGATCTAAAATTAAAAATGTCAATATTCCTACCACGAACATAAATTGGAACATATGGATCATCATAAATTAAACCAAATCTGGTTGATCCATCAAATGCACTATCAATCATTACATGATTTTCTCCAGACAAATAACAATTTGATGGAACTACTGGATTCATTGCATTTGCTGGAACAATTAAATTTAAATATGATTCATAATTATGAATTTCTATTCTATAAGGAGCATCACTAATATTTATTTCATGTGTTCCACCAGCAAGCAAACCATGTCCTCCACATCTGCTTGCCACAATATTATTTAATTGAATTTGTCCCGGTTTTGTTATATTTGTTCTTCCAATGTATCTTCCAGACTGAATGTTGATACTATGCCTATTGCAACAAGTAATTTCTACAAAATCAATTCTTGAAGCAACAATATTATCAATGCAAATAATGCCATCGGTAGGTTGATTGTAAACGGATACATTCCTAATATTAAATCTAATTACAGATTCTCCAGCAATGTCATCAGACATTAACTCAATTCCATGTGAATTAATTCCTCCTCCACCTTTTCTTCCTTGTATTCCAGTTGAGATTGGAGCATTTCCTCCAACCGCATTGCTGGATGAATCAATAGTTATATCTCTAATAGAAAATCCACGTTTTTTAACTCGTATTACAGAACCAGTAACAAAATCTCCAATTATTTGTGTTGCTCCTGATGGCCCACAAACTGCAACATTGTTGAGACTTTCAAGAAATAAACTATTTGAAAAATTTCCACATCCATTTCCAACAAGAATCACATTGATTTTATTTATTGTGATCGTTGCTGTTGTGCGATACCTTCCGTTTGGGAAAAAAACAGTTCCTCCAGTAGTAGGAAGAGATGCAATGGCTTCATTAATTGCAGTAGTATCATCTGTTGTGTAATCACCAACCGCTCCAAAGTCTTTTACGTTCACTGCATCAGCAAACCTATTTGCCAATGTTCTTGCCGTATCCGATCCAGTTGCCGTAATATTGGTATTGTTGATTGCCCCTACAAAGCTGTTTGCCGTGACTACGCCAGCGTTGCTCACTGTCATCTGGTCAACGCCACCTACGCCGATGATTGCCTGTGTTCCGTCTACTGATGCTTTAATGTTTGCACTCATATTTAGTATTTCGTGATCCGACTTTCTTTTTTAGCCTTCTCGTATTCTTCCTTGGTTACTTTGTTTTTAGCAAGGATTTCTTTAGCTTGTTCGGTTGTCATGTTTATTGCAATGCTCCTGTTAATAATACAGAAATTCTATCCCCAGTGTCTGCCAAATTATCTGCTGCATCATAGGTTCTTATATTAATATTTGTTGTGCTTATGCTTTGAATTCTTACTTTAGTATCATATGGTGCACCAACATCTACAATTATAGAAACTTGTGGAATTACAGCTCCAGCAGTTTTAAATGGTTGTAAAAATGTAAACAAATATACACCAACTGCTGTTCTGGTTAGTGTTCCATTGATTGCTTTCCAAATAGTAGGAGAACTTGATGCTGTAAAATAAACTCCAGCATTAACAAGATTATCTGTATTTCGTGTTACAGCAGGAGTTTTATCAGAATAAGTAATGCCTTCTGTGCAATTTATTACATTATATTTGAATGTATTAGAATTTATCTCAAAACCAGTTCCTGACAGATCGCCAACAGCACCATCAATAACAAGCCATTCGCTACTTGTTGATGGGCCGCTATTTGGGGTAACAACTCCACTATTATTTTTACCTTCAATTTTTATATTTTGAGGCAACAATGTTGTTCCATTTCCGGGATGAATAAAACCACAACGAAGTCGAATTGCATCCATGCCATCTCTGTAATCAATGTATGGGCCATCTCCATTACCCTCTAAATATTCCAATACATAATCAGTTGAGCCTCCAGCAAAACTTGCGCTATTATATTGACTTAAAATGCAAGCCCTTCCTATATTTTTTTCGCTTGTTATTACAACATTTGAGCCTCTTCCAACTGAAAATCTTCCTCCAGAACAAGACACATCATCTGCTGGATATGTATTTGATGTTCCATTATTTGCAGTAAGAAAATGTGCTGAATATGCAAAATTAGTTGCTTCAACAGAATTCCAACTGAAAATATCTACGCCACATATAACACCATGATCTTCACCTTGGTATGCTCCAAATACACCAAATTTAGCGGCATAACATCCCAAGTGAACATGGTTGGCTTTTTTTGATTTTTCGCAAGTAATTCTATCTATTACATTGCCACAATTCCCAGCACGATAAATATAACATCCATATTCTGCAATTCCATTTGAATCAATATGGAAGTTCATTAATTGAATATTAATAAGATCATTTACAGCAGTAACTCCAACAGCTAATTTTGAAGCACGGATTACACAACTATTAGTTCCTCCTGCGCCAACATATTTAATAACTGTATTTTTATCGCCAGTATAAACATATGTTGTCCTACGTTTCCAAAATGGATTCTCGCCAATAATTCCAGTCCCATCTTTAATTACAATCTCAGATGATACGAGGTATATTCCATTAGGCAGAAATACTGGGCCTTTTTGCACGTCAATCGCGGCTTGGATTGCAACTCCATCAATTTCTTCATTTAATGATGTTACAAATGGATAAACAGCTTGAGCCGCAGCAAGGGTAGAATAAACAGATGAAAGTGGATGTGAAGCACCATCGCCAATTGCGCCAAAGTCTTTTGCGTTTACCACATCGCCAAACCTGTTAGCTAACGAACGAGTGGTTAAACTTCCTGTTGCAAGAGCAGTAGCACTTGATGCGTTGCCGGATAATGTTCCTCCAC